CCGAAAAAAACGTGGGGTTACTGCCGACAAACGCGCTGAACTATCACGCAGACTATGTCCAACCAGCTTGGTCAAAGTCAAAATCTCTAACGAGAATAACTAAAATTGGTAAACATTATTTTTACAAAGTGGAGAAGCAGAATGAAGACTGAAATGGAAATGGAAAAAATGCTGGATGAGATATTCAGCAAAATATTCGGGGGTCTATTCTAATGGCTATTAATCTAAAATCACTGTCGAAACCCACCGGGCAACGTCCGGTCATCGCCACGCTGTTTGGCGAGGGTGGGATGGGAAAAACGACTCTAGCGGCAATGTTTCCCAAGCCAGTCTTCATTCGAACTGAGGATGGCACGGCCAGCCTACAGGGGAATGACAACGTCAGCCTGTTCCCGCTCGCTACGTCTACGCAGGACGTGCTGGATGCTATTGAAGTTTTGGCGACAGAAAAGCATGAGTTCAAGACAGTTGTGATCGACAGCATTACGCAGTTGGCTACTCTAGTTGAGGCAGAAATTGTCGCTGCCGATCCAAAGGCAAAATCAATAAACCAAGCTGGTGGCGGCTACGGAGCAGGCTATGGCACTGCATCTGAGGTGCATCGTCAAATCCGTGAGTGGGCTGGTAGCCTCGCCTATGAGACTGGCATGAATGTCGTGTTCATTGGTCATGCAGATACTGAAACTTTGGATCTGCCTGACATGGACCCCTACAATCGTTACTGTGTGCGGATGCATAAAAAGTCTATTCCTCACTATACGGATAATGTCGATCTGGTTGGGTTGATCCGACTGAAGACATTTACACGCGGAGATGGCGATAAAAAACGCGCCATTTCTACAGGTGAACGTGAGATCCTGTGTTTTCCACAGGCATCAAGCGTCACCAAAAATCGGTTCAATATCACTGAACCACTGCCATTCACTTTTGATGGCGGCAACCCATTTGCAAAATTTGTAGCAGAGTAAGAAAAGGAAAACTCTAATGGATCTTTCAACCTATAATATTCACGAAGTCGAGCCTATGGGAAATTTTGAAGCACTCCCAGCGGATTGGTATAAGTGTGTGATTACCAGTGCTGAACAAAAACCGAACTCCAAAAAAACTGGCGCGTACCTCGAATTGAGAATTGAGGTTATCGATGGTCAATATCAAGGACGTTTGGTATTTGATAGACTAAACCTAATAAACCCAAATTCTGTTGCGGTTGATATTGCGCGGCGCTCTTTGGCGAGCATTGCCCAAGCCATTAGCGTTGATGTCAAAGACAGCGTAGAATTGTTAGACAAACCATTGATGGTTAAGCTGGCTGTGCGTCCAGCAGAAAATGGCTACGATGCATCAAACGAAGTGAAGGGCTATGATGCTGCTTCAGGTGCGGTCAAATCTGTTGGTGAGGGACTGGGAGCCGTGGCTCCTGCCGCATCAAACGGATCTGCCACACCACCTTGGAAGCGCTAATCTATTCTATGATGGGGCGGCTGGTCTGCCCCATTTTATGAGTAGAAAGAGAGCAGAAAATGAACTTAGAACCTTACGCCACGCCCAAAACAATTGAGGCGATTTACCAATACTACAAAGACAAACGCAAAAACGAGCATCGTCCTCATCTTGGCGGCAGTCAGATTGGCAACCCATGCAGCCGCGCATTGTGGTATCAATTTAGACACGCTTGGACGCCTAGCTTTGATGGGCGTCTTTTGCGTTTATTCGAGACTGGTGATCGTGAGGAAGATCGCGTTGTGTCGAACCTTCGAGCGGTTGGTGTGACGGTCTGGGAGCGAGATCCAGACACTGGCAAACAGGTCAGGTTCGAGGCCTGTGGTGGACATTTTGCTCTATCATTGGATGGCGTTGGGGAGGGCTTTGCGGAAAGCAAAAAAGCTCACACTCTTGAGTTCAAAACGATGAACGACAAAAATTTCAAGGCCACCAAAAATATGGGCGTTCAGAAATCCAAACCAATCTACTGGGCGCAATGCCAGATTGGTATGCATCTCGCTGAAATGGATCGCTGTTATTTTATAGCTGTCAACAAAAACACAGATGAGATTTATGGCGAGAGGATCAAGCTCGACAGGGCAGAGGCTAAGGCGCTGATTAGCAAGGCTGAGAACATTGTATTCTCTGCCCTGCCACCCGATAAACTGCACGATGATCCGAGTAATTGGCAGTGCAAGTTTTGCCCCTACTGGGCTGTGTGCCACGGCTGCAAGATTCCAGAGGTTAGCTGTCGGACGTGCAGCCATGTGACGCCAGAGCAAGACGGCACTTGGAGCTGCTCAAAGGGTAAGCCTACTGTCACTTGTGATGAGCATTTGTACATCCCACAGATTATGCCGACAGACCTAGAGGTTTCAGACGCTGGTGATGATTTTGTTGATTATGAGGATCTGGATAGCGGAGAAATAATCCGAAATCAAAACAATAGCCGCGAGATATTTGAGTCGAGGATGCGTGATGAGTGATAACAGAAATCTGAAACAGTTGGTGCGGAAAATTATCAATGTGATGCCAGATGAAATTAGCGATGATGAATTGGTGTGCATAATACTGAATTTGGTGATGTTATATTCTCAACACGAAAATTGGCCAAAAATTCAAAATGACGTTGGAATTAATATTGTCATGGAGGTGATGGGTAAAAAAAATGATGTCAGACGCGCCGTTCAAGATGCGGATGATTTTCTGGGGAGGATTCGCAATGACGCTGGATGAAGAGAAAATATTAAGTGTTAGATTAAGTCGATCAGAAATATCAGAGGCAAAGCAAGCTGCTGTACTGCGTTGGCAATTAGCAAGAGCCAGTGGGGTTGCTAACCAGCGCAGAGATAACAGGTCAGACGGAGACATTGATCTTTTAGGTGTCAAGGCTGAGATAGCTGTAGCGAAGGCATTGCAGCTTCCATACAAAGCTGCGGCACTTGGAATCGATAGTGGGGCAGACATCTGGGCAGATGATGTTGGAATTGATGTGAAATCGACATTTTATCAAACAGGAAAACTGCTGTTTAAGTCTCTGGAAGCATTCGTTGCTGAGTATTCTATATTGGTTACCGCATCAAACGCAGAGGATGTTATGCGCGTTATTGGTGGCATAGGCAGAGATAGATTTAAGTCAGATTCATTTCAGACTGACCTTGGTAAAGGCCCATGTTGGGTGGTTGAACAAAATATGCTGACGCCGATAGAAGATGTCTGGCTGGGTTTTACACAGTGGAGGATGCGCTAATGACCTTTGAGCTTCGAGATTATCAGAAAGAGGCTGTCGATGGCCTGTACAATTACTGGGCTGGCAAGGCTGGGGATAACCCTCTGATCGTTGCTCCGACTGGTTCTGGCAAAACGGCGATCATCGCGCAGTTGATTAAGGATGCCATGAGCTATCCTGACACAAGAGTTCTAGTTGTAACGCATGTGAAAGAGCTTCTGGAGCAAGGCGCAAGTGGGCTGCTAAAACTCTACCCAGAGGCTGATTTTGGCATCTACAGCGCAGGGTTAAAGCAGAAGGTCTTAGACCGCCCAATCACGTTGGCAGGCATCCAGAGCGTCTGGGAAAGGGCGTATGACATTGTGCCAGCTCCTGATCTTGTACTGATCGATGAGGCACATCTTTTGCCAAAAAATACCGAGACACGATACAATCGATTTATTGCCGATCTGAAAGTTTGCAATCCACTGGTGAAAGTGGTTGGGCTTACAGCCACGCCGTACCGATTAGACACAGGATATTTGCACCAAGGGAAGGGCAGAATCTTTGATGGCATTGCCCACGACATCCCAGTGGGGATGCTGATGGAGCAGGGGTATCTCTCCCCGGTCATCTCGAAGGGTGGCGTGAAGCAAATTGATTTGACAGGTGTTGGAAAACGAGGCGGTGAGTTTATCGAAAGCCAACTTGCGACTGCTGCGTCTGATCCAGAGCTGGTCAAATCAACTGTCGAAGAAATTGTAGATCTGGGGTCTGATCGACAGAGTTGGCTGGTGTTTAGCAGTGGAATAAATCATGCAAATATGTTGGCTGATGAGTTCGAGGGGCAGGGGATAGACGTTGGTGTGGTGACAGGTGGCGACAGCAGTGCAGTGCGCGAGAAGACCATTGCTGATTTTAAGAGCGGTCAACTGCGTTGCCTGATTAATGTGAACGTGCTGACCACAGGGTTCGATCACCCAGAGGTGGATCTGGTTGCGCTTGTTCGAGCGACAGCTTCGACTGGCTTGTATGTTCAGATGGTTGGGCGCGGGACGCGGATTGCTGACGGCAAGGAAAATTGCCTGATTTTAGACTACGGCCAGAATGTCGAGCGGCATGGCTTCATCGATAAGGTAAAGCCAAAGGACAAATCGGCAGGCGCGGGGGATGGCGAAGCCCCTGCAAAACAATGCGAGAGCTGCCAGACAATGGTTCACGCAGCCTGTCAGATCTGTCCATCGTGTGGGTTTGAGTTCCCCGCTCCGACACTCAACCACAGCGCAAGCAGCTATCGTGGGGCCATGCTATCGTCACAGGTGCAGTCTGAGTGGGTTGATGTGGATAATGTGAGCTATCGTCGGCACACCAAAGCTGGTAAACCTGACAGTGTGAAAGTCACTTACAAATATGGTTTCTTCGAAGAGGTATCGGAATGGCTTTGCCCAGATCACGGTGGCTATGCGTCAGGCAAATATCAGCAGCGTAAGCGCCTATTAAATTCTGAGGCTGACACGACTGATGATGCCCTAAACGAATGTCATTTTTGGACAACGCCTAGTCGAATAAAAATTAAACCATCCACCCACAATCCGAAATATAAAGAGGTTGTGGAGTTTGATTATACTCAAGTGGAGATAAAAAATGAGGCGCAAAGTAAGGACTTCAATCGTTTCGGTGACGAGATACCCTTCTGAGCATGATGAACAAGTGGGTTTTGTTAATTGGTTTCGAGCTAAGTTCCCAAGAGTTTTGATCTTTGCCATTCCAAACGGTGGCAAGAGATCGATCTCTGCTGGCAAAAAGTTCAAGGCAGAGGGTGTTGTAGCTGGGGTTCCAGATCTATTTATCCCAGAATGGAACTTGTGGGTGGAGATGAAACGAGAACGCGGTGGGCGACTTTCCCCCGATCAAAAAGAGATGATCGCGTACCTTGAGAGGATTGGCCACTGCGTGATTGTGGGCAAGGGCGCGAAGGATGCATCTAAGAAAATATTGGATTTTAAAAAATGAAATTAAAATATCACTGGACAATTAAAGACGATGGGCTGAATATTTATCAGGAGGGAGTTAGGATTGCAAAAATAGATCCTGATCAATTCAAACATTTAGTTGCAGAATTAGCAGAACATTTAAGGTGGCAAGAAAATAAAAAAGGATAAAAAAATGGGTGATGAATCTTTACGGCCAGAGCAGAAAGCGCACTTGAGATTTTTGAGACAGCAAGTTGATACATGCCAAACCGAAGCTCTTCGAATTGTCGCTCACCCCAACGTCACGCAGGACATGTTCAGAGCATGTAATGAATTAAAAAAATACAGAAAATCCTTACAGCGCGAAGGCGTTAAAATTTAATTTAAAAAAAATGCATTTCCTCTATTGTAATCTGTGACAGATGTCATATGTTGGTTGTATAGAGAGAGAGAGAGGAAACCAAAATGTTTACTAAATACGCAATCACCGTAATCGACACAGTTAGCACACGCGATGGATCACGCAGCCACACTGCTAAGAAAGCCTACTTCGAAAAACTCAGCAGCTATAATGGTTACTTGCACTCAAACTCAGAAGTCACCACAACCTTTGACAGCCAAGAAGCTGCCGAAAATATCATCGAAGAAT